TTATCCGCAATTTGGTACTCATTTATTAAATGTAGTATTTCAGCCAATAACAGATGCATTGAAATCTGAGATACAAGATATCATTACAACGCCAATATCAAAGTTTTTGCCGTACATTGATATTGATGCAATTGATGTGGTTACTCCAGAAGATGATCCGAATTTGCTTGAGCATTTTGTTGCAATAACAATTCGGTTTTCAGTTGGGGCATTTGACACGCGCGCAATATTATTAGAGGCAACAAATACAGGTATATTAAAAGTATCTGAAGTTTAAGGGAGAGAATGGAAACTAAAGACGTTTCATATTTAGGTAAAGATTTTGGGCAGTTTAAACGAAACCTTTTGGATTTCGCTAAACAATACTTTCCTACAACATACACAGATTTCAATGAAGCTTCTCCTGGAAGTTTATTCATTGAGATGTCAGCTTATGTAGGCGATGTATTATCATATTATGCCGATAACAATTTAAAAGAATCACTTTTAGAACAAGCTTCAGAACGTGGCAACATTTATGATCTTGCCAAGGCATTGGGTTATCGTCCGCTCAATGCAGTGCCAGCTTACACAACGTTGGATGTATTCCAAATTATCCCTGCATCAGGTAGCGGCGCTTCAGTTCAACCGGATTGGCGTTATGCTGTTGCAGTGAAACCAGGAATGCGTGTAAAGCAACAAAATGGAACTACTGTTTTCCGTACATTGGATACAGTAGATTTTGCATTTTCTTCTTCCGTTGACGCTACTGAGGTAACTATTTATGAAAGTGATGCTACTACATTATCACCGACATATTATTTGTTGAAAAAACAAGCACGTGCTGTTTCTGGTGATGTAAAAACTTCTACATTTACTTTTGGTTCTCCAATAGCTTATGACAAGATAGTTTTATCTGATACCGATATTATTGAAATTGTTTCAGTAACGGAATCGGATGGAGATGCTTGGCAGGAAGTACCATATTTAGCTCAAGACACAGTTTTCCAGGCAGTGCCAAACTTTGCGGAAAATGATCCGGAATTAGCACCATATCGTGCTGCAGCACCATATTTGTTAAAATTAAAAAGAACTGCAAAACGTTTCATTACTCGCTTACGCAGTGATAACAGTTTAGAGTTGCAATTCGGTGCTGGTGTTAGTAGCAATAATGATGAGGAGATTGTTCCTAATCCTACTAATGTTGGTAATGGGTTGGCTGCACTTCGTAGAGGTGTTGATGTTGATATTGATCCATCTAACTTCCTTTATACTAGAACATATGGCCAAGCTCCAAGCAACACTACATTAACTGTAACATATACGGTAGGTAATGGTATTGCTGATAATGTAGCAGCGGGTGTATTAACTCAGGTTGATTTTATTGAGTTTGATAGCAATATCAATGAGGCTCAAAATGCAGGTTTGAGAAATTTTGTGAGAAACTCAATTGCAGTATCAAACCCTGAACCGGCTACTGGTGCTAAAACAGCTGATACGCTTCAAGATATTAAAAATAATGCATTGGCGAATTTTGCAACTCAAAATCGTCTTGTAACTCGTGAAGATTACATTGTGCGTGCTTATTCAATGCCAGCAAAATATGGAAGTGTTGCAAAAGCATACATTGTTCCAGACGATCAAATTGCACAAGAAACATACCAAGATAAAAGAATACCTAATCCATTAGCAATGAACTTGTATGTGTTAGGATTCAATCAATCAGGACAATTAACAACACTCAACCAAGCTGTCAAGGAAAATCTAAAAACATATTTAGATTATTACAGAATGGTAACTGATGCTATTAATATTAAAGATGCATTCATTATTAATGTGGGTGTTGATTTTGAGATAACAGTGCTTTCTAAATACAATAGCAATGAAGTATTGCTGTCTTGTTTAGACGCAATGCGTAAATATTTTGCGGTGTCAAATTGGCAAATCAATCAGCCAATTGTTAAATCGGATGTAATGAATATTTTAGGCAATGTTAAAGGAGTGCAATCAGTTATTAATGTTAGATTTGCAAATTTATATGATCCTGACTTTGGATATTCTGGCAATACGTATGATTTAAAAACTGCTACTAAAAATGGTATCATTTATCCGAGTTTAGATCCAAGCATTTTTGAGGTAAAATACATAGACCGTGATATTCGAGGCAGAGTCGTTAATTATTAAAATAAGAGAAAACAATGGGTAAAATACGCCAAAATAAAGCACAAATTGTACCAGGTGCATTAATTTCAGCAAGTTATGTTGCTGATTTATATGACTTGCTAACATCCAATACTATTGAGGATACTGCATTTACTGGATCGGTTAGTATTTCTGGATCATTAAGTGTAATCACCGGAAGTATTCATGGTACATTAATTGGTACATCAAGTTGGGCTGTTTCCGCAAGTAGAGCTGTAACTGCATCTAATGCCGTAACTGCAAGCCATGCTGCTTTTGCAATGCATGCTGCGTATGCTCCAAACATGGGAGTTACCCGTATTATTCCTGGACATAATATTTCAATATCACCAGGACCAGGCACAGGATCTGTAACAATACATTCCAATGATTGTTGCGGTTCATCATTTCCGTTCCCAACGTCGAGTTTTGATGTGGTGTATGGTCGAACAATAGATATGATGGTTGGTGGTCAACTTTCTGTTAGTGGAGCTCTTTTTGTGAATCCATTGGCATTGCCAACATCAGACCCAAGAGTATATGGCCAAGTATGGCGTAGTGGTAACTTTTTAGTGATTAGTTTAGGATAACGATGTTTAGAATATTTTACGCAGAAAAAGATGCTACTTTATACGAGTATGAGCCATATGGAAACGTTGGTTTAGATGAGATATTGGAAGTTGGTAAACGATTTGACGCTAATGGCAATGTCAAGAAATCCAGATCGTTGGTACAATTTGATATGGCGGAAGTTACTGCTGCTATTGCAAAATATGGTGTTGACATAAACCAATGCAAAGCAGTATTACAACTCTATACAACCCACGCAAAAAACCTTCCAGGTGATTATACTATTGAAGCTAAACTTGTTGGTCAGCCATGGCAGAATGGCACTGGTTTTGAAGCTACTCCTACTACGGATGGGGTAACATGGACACAACCTGCAGTGAGTTGGTCATTTAACACATCATCAGGTGCAAATTGGATTTCTGGGTCACAAGGTGTTGTAATAAATTCATCTACCTTGCAGGTTGCGGGTACTGGGTATGGTGGAAGTTGGATTGAAGAAGTTACAGGCACAAGCAGTGTGTTTGACTTGGCAATATTCAATCAAAACTTTTTTGCACAAGGTGGATTAAATACTGTTGAAACCGGAACAATGCGTCCAACCGATATTAGCATTGATGTAACTCAGGCTTTGCAAATTTGGATTAGTGGTAGCAATGGACATAATATTCCTAATAATGGATTCTTAATTAAACTTTCAGACACTGAAGAACAAGACGTTGCTACTGCTGGATATATTCGTTATTTCAGTCGTGAAACTCACACTATATATGTACCTAAATTGGTATTGTATTGGAATAATGCTACATTTAATAATGGGACATTACCTCCGGTTGCAGAATCGTTTTCTATATACACTGAAGCGAAACCTACTTACAAAGATACGGAGGTTGCTAAAATTCGTATTTTTGCTCGCGACAAATATCCGAGAAAATCACCTACAAATTTAGCACCATATGAAACTGTAAAATATTTGCCAGAATCGACTTTTTATTCAATTGTTGATGCTGCTACAGATGAAACCATAATTCCATTTGATGATATTTATACTAAAATAAGTTGCGATTCAACCAGCAATTTTATTTATTTAGATATGACTGGATTCATGCCGGAACGAAATTATCGTTTGCAATTAAAAGTTGTGGATGGGTTTGTGGAGCAGTATATTGATGATTTGGTTTATTTTAAAGTAACGAGATAATGGCAGTAGAAAAAAACATAACTATAGATTCTACAATAAATGCAAAAAATGCAAAATACCAATCAAAAGGTGTGGTGTATGCATCTAATATCTCTACTGTAAATAAACGAGATGAAGCCGGTAATGTAGTTTATGAAGAGGGTGGAGCTATTCCACTTCTTGTTATTGAAGGCATTGCTGAAAACATTGTAAACTCATCAGTTTTAAAGGTAGTTGACACACAATTTAATTACTATAAATTCCCGGCAAGAACTAATGTATTACCATCGGAAGAATTGGATTTAGGTTTAGATCCAGCAGACTTCGAAGTTCAAATTACTCCAGAACCGTTGCCTACAAAATATGCGCCAATTGCTAATCAAAATGTGGCTAAAGGTGATGGATTCTCAACATTGGAATTTTCAAGTGTATTGGAAGGTCCTGCACAAGAGACACCGAATTCATTTACAGTGACTCAAGAAGTATTAGATCG